TTGCCCTCCTGAAAAGCCGGCTTGATAAGGAGTATTCCTGCTTCGATGGCACATACAATCCACAGTATCCCAACCACTGGCTAAAGAGATTCCTTGATAGTGATGCCGATATTTTCAGCCAAGAATACACAATAGACGATAATCCATTTTTACCCCCAACTTTTGTTGAAAATCTGAAAAAAGAATATGCCGGAACGGTGTTCTATGATAGGTACATTCTGGGGAAATGGACGCTGGCAGAGGGGCTTGTATATGATTTTTCCGAAGCAAACATTACGGATGAAGTGCCGGAATTCGCGGACTATTACATAAGCATCGACTACGGCACCCTAAACCCGTTTTCATGTGGCTTATGGGCGGTAGATGGCAACAAGGCGGTAAGAATCAAAGAGTATTACTACGATGGCAGAGCCAACTATAAGCAGCTCACAGACGAGGAATATTGCGACGCTGTGGAGCGCCTGACGGACGGCTACGAAATCAAGAGGGCAATCATCGACCCTTCGGCAGCATCTTTCATTACCGCCCTGAAACGCCGTGGATTCCGCGTCCAGCAGGCGGACAATGCCGTTCTTGATGGCATTCGGCGCACGGCGGTGTATCTCAAGAATGGGAATATAAAAATTCATAGGTGCTGCACGGACGCTATAAGGGAGTTTGGGCTGTACCGATGGGACGATAAGAAAACGGAGGACGCGGTAGTGAAAGATAACGATCACGCTATGGATGATATACGGTATTTTTGTAATTCCGTGATGCGAAAGAAAGTGAAGGAATCGTAATGGGTATCATTTCAGCTATAAAAGGGCTTGTATCTGTGATTTCTGATACGAGGGTAAAGGAAGATTTCAAGATAGAGCCTATTTCATCCGAGCAAATGAACGCTTGGATTTATGAATGTGCCGATATCTATCAGGGAAACCCAAGCTGGATTGATGTAGAAGACGGCATAGATACCGTGAACTTCGCAAAGTCCGTGTGCGCCGAAATCGCGCGGCTGACAATGCAGGGTACGAGCATCAAGTTAAGCGGGTCTGCCCGCGCCGACTGGCTGCAATGGCAGGTTGACCGGGTGTATTCGCTGTTGCAATCTTGGGTGGAGTACGGCAGCGCATACGGCACAATCATGCTAAAGCCAAACGGTGATACAATCGATATCTACACG